TCGAATCTGGTGAGGTTCAGGATATGTGTGGAGAGGATGTAAGTTTCTGTCTCGATGCAAAAGAAGCTGGCTTTGAAATCTGGTGCGATCCTCGTATCAGAGTCGGACACGAGAAGACAAGGGTTATCTAAGATGGCTGACTCTTATACAATCTGGTATAGGAATCAGAGACTGTACTCTAACTTGACAAAGGAGGAGTACTTCAATAGAATGGAAGACCTGTCGATAGAATACTATCAGACGGGTTCTCCAAACCCCAAGGAATTAGAAACACGTATTATTAGGACTTAATTATGATCAAGAAAGGTGGTGGATACATTGAAGGTATTCCAAAAAAATCTCGTCAGGGTGCAGGAAAGCACACGAAGTGCGCCGCGACTTCTCGCAATAAGGCTCCAAAAAAATACCGTGGGCAGGGTAAGGGTTAAATAGAACAGTCACGTCATTATTATGAGTTGTTTAATCACTAACCTACCAGCACAGGAAGTGTGGGTTCGTAAGGAATATTTGACGGATCATCAAAGCGGACATGGTGAATTTGTAAAAGGCGTCTGGATATCGGCTAAGTCGATACCTGGACGTGCTTTTTATTTTGAGACGTACTTACCAGAGTACGCTGCCATGTACGATAAACTTCCAATATCCGCATTCCTTTCGGAACCCGAACTACCGACACCAGACATGGACTTACCAAACCTACAGTTTTGGAACTGTATGGACTATGGTGTAGTCAGTATTGATAAAAAATTCATCGGAAGTATGGATTTTGAATGTTATACACGGGACTTTGGCATTCAAAAAGGCACTTATGTCTGTACGATTGACAACTATCACCAAGATTCGGATGCCGTGGACTGGGCACGAGTGAAAATCCCGCCGAACACAAATCACACAACCTCATTGAACTTGAAAATGGACAATATGCACTCTATCCAAACAATAGATTGCGTATTTTTGACAATAGTTTGACTCCAGAAGAACCAAAAATGCCTGATTTTAAGGTTTCAACCCAATATTACTCCGTTGAATGTGGTTTTGAACGCCTTGGAATGGGTAGAGAGGATGAATATTTCTGGAAAACGTCAAAAGAGCGTAAAGAAAACCAAGAAACGGAGGAAAAATGACGGCAAATCACGATTTTTTAGATAATTTGGCAAATCATCAACATCAGAAGATGCTTCGTGAAATTGCGAATGATGATTTGACACCAAAAAAGCACGATTTCATCAAACAAAACGAAATTCATGAGAAAATTCGTAATGATGAAGACTATGATGACTGGGATTATGGCACAGAACCATACTATGGTAAGATTTCAGAGTGAGGATATAAATAATCCAATAAAACTCTTTACCTAATGGCGATACAGAGGATATCCAGAGCATTTAAAGACATTAATTTGTCTTTTGAGCCTCATCCCGTCACGAAAGATCTGCAAATTTTAAAGAATGAGAACGCGATTCGTAGATCTGTCAGAAATATTGTGGAAACAATCCCAACAGAGAGGTTTTTTAACTCTTTGTTGGGTTCTGATGTAAGAAGAAGTCTCTTTGAATTTGTTGATTTTGGTACTGCTTCCATTATTCAGGGACAAATTGAAATTGCAATTGATAACTTTGAAAAAAGGGTAGAAAATGTAGTGGTTGAAGTGCAACCAATACCCGATGACAATACATTTAATGTGACAGTCATATTTGATATTGTAGGACAAGAGTTTCCAACCCAAGAATTTAACTTCCTCCTAGAGGCAACGAGATAAAATGCCTTTTACAAAATATACTAACCTAGACTTTGATCAGATAAAGACTTCGATTAAAGATTATCTCCGTGCTAACTCTACATTCACGGACTTTGATTTCGAAGGTTCTAACTTTTCGGTATTAATTGACACGCTGGCATATAACACCTATATTACCGCGTTTAACTCAAATATGATTGTCAATGAATCCTTCTTGGATTCTGCGACACTGAGAGAAAACGTTGTTTCTCTGGCAAGGAATATTGGGTATGTACCTCGTTCCAGAAACGCCTCTAAGGCACAGATATCATTCACGGTATCTCCAAGTGTATCAACACCCACAGTCACCTTAAAGGCAGGCATAGTGTGCGTAGGTAGTGCCAATGACACTACATATACCTTTGCGATACCAGAAGACATCACCACTAGTGTAGTTGATGGTGATGCGACGTTTAGTAATATTGATGTCTATCAGGGAACGTTCCTGACAAAACAATTTACTTATGATGGCTCATTAGATCAGAGATTTATCTTACAAAACTCTTTCATTGATACATCTACGATTTCTGTTTATATTAAAAAAGCAGGAGACACTGGACTGGGTATTGAGTATGTACTCTCTGAGAATATCTTTGAAGTAAAGTCGTCTTCTAGAATCTATCTCATCCAGGAGGTTCAGGATGAGAAATATGAGATTATCTTTGGTGATGGAATTATTGGTAAGAAATTAGGAACCGGTACCGACTCTGATGGAGACACGGTTACAGTCAATTACATCGTCACTGATGGTGAAGAAGGTAATGGTGCCTCTAGTTTCTCTTTCTCGGGAACTCTGGAGTCTGCTGCGGGACAGATAATTCAACCTGGAACCGTATCCATCACCACTAACCAGGCGTCCCAGAATGGCGCTCAGATTGAGACAGTCAACTCAATCAAGTATTATGCCCCTCGACTGTATTCATCACAGTACAGGGCGGTTACAGGGCGTGATTATGAGGCAATTATCAAGAGAATATATCCAGATACCGAATCTGTATCCGTTGTTGGTGGTGAAGAGTTAGATCCACCAGAGTTTGGAAATGTTCAAATTAGCATCAAACCAAAGAATGGTACATTTGTATCTGATTTTAACAAGTCTCTCATCCTGAGCAAATTAAAACAGTACTCTGTTTCTGGTATTAATCAGAAAATTGTAGATCTCAAAGTCCTTTACGTTGAATTGAATAGTTCTGTTTACTATGACTATAACCAAGTATCGAGTGCAAATGACTTGAAAACAAGAGTCACAAACTCTTTAACCGCATATTCTAATTCTATTGACTTGAATGCGTTTGGTGGAAGATTCAAATACAGTAAACTTCAAAAGGTAATTGATAGTACTGATACTGCTATTACTTCCAATATTACTAAAGTGATTATAAGAAGAGACTTGAAGGCAGCATTGAATCAGTTTGCACAGTATGAGTTGTGTTTTGGCAATAGATTCCACATTAATTCTGAAGGATTTAATATCAAGTCTACAGGATTTAAGATTACTGGAGAAGACTCTACAGTATTCCTTACAGACACACCGATTAGTGGAACTACAACTGGAACTATTTCTATTGTTAAACTTGATGAGAATGGAAATATTGTTGTTGTTGCACAAGAATCAGGAACTGTAGACTACTTAAAGGGTGAGGTTATATTAACAACCATCAATATAACATCCACAGATCGTCCAAATGGAATTGTTGAGATTCAGGCATTCCCAGAATCAAACGACGTTGTTGGACTCAAAGACTTATATCTCAGTTTAGACATTTCTAAAAGCACAATAAATATGGTAAGGGATGTGATTGCTTCTGGCGATGAGATATCTGGAACAAAATTTGTCAACGAATACTACACATCAAGTTATTCTAACGGGAATTTAGCAAGAAAGTAATATGATACAGACTGGTTTTGAGTCTAGAGTAAAAGTACAACAGCTCGTTGAAAGTCAACTTCCAAGTTTTATCTTGGATGAGAGTCCAAAAACGGCAGACTTTCTGAAGCAATATTATATTTCTCAAGAATATCAAGGTGGTCCAATTGACATTACTGACAATCTAGATCAGTATCTGAAGTTAGATAATTTAAGCCCAGAGGTGGTTGTTGAGTCAACAACTTTATCTGCGGGTATTACGACATCTTCTTCTACTATTCAAGTATCAAGTACAAGAGGATTCCCAAACGAATACGGTTTATTCAAAATTGGTGATGAGATTATCACCTATACTGGAATAACAACCAATAGTTTCACTGGTTGTATTCGTGGTTTTAGTGGAATCACAGATTATCATCAAGAACTGAATCAAGAAGATATTGTATTCTCCACGTCTACTGCTGCTTCGCATAGTGCAGATGCGTCAGTACAGAATCTTAGTGCTCTATTCTTAAAAGAATTTTATAAGAAATTAAAATATACTTTCGTACCTGGATTTGAAAACCTCACATTTGTTGATGAGATTGATGTAGGCAACTTTATTAAGTATGCAAAGAACTTCTATGAAGCAAAAGGAACTGATGATTCAATCAGAATCCTGTTCAATGTACTGTTTGGTGAGACACCAAGAGTTGTTAACCTAGAAGAGTACTTAATTAAACCTTCCTCTTCAAATTATATTAGAAGGGAAATTGTAGTAGCAGAGGCAATTTCTGGTGATCCTCTTAAATTAGTTGGACAAACAATTACGAAGAGCACAGATACGGCAACAAATGCATCTATATCATCTGTAGAAATATTTACAAGAAAGGGTAGAACATATTATCAACTTGAATTATTTGTTGGATATGACACCGAATCTGCGGTTCAAGGAACTTTCAAGATTACTCCAAATACAAAAGCATTAGAAACAGTTAATGCTGGTGCTTCAGTTATTGATGTTGACTCTACGATTTCATTCGCAGACTCTGGAACCATCATTTCAGGCGACAATACCATTTCTTACACTGGAAAAACGGTTAACCAATTTTTAGGTTGCACTGGAATTGATACTGCAATATCGCCAACTGATAATGTTAGATCTGAAGATACTTATTTTTCTTATGAAAATGGTGATACGTCTAAGAAGGTAGAGTTAATATTCTTTGGTGTTGCTAGAAATTTAAAACAAACTAGTTCCTCTTTTAAGGTAGATGAGGGTGATATTGTCAGAATCAAAAGCGTTGGCGATAAAATTGAAAATAACAATGCAACATATAAAGAAATTTTTGCAAACTCTTGGATATACAATACAAGTTCTAGAAATCAAATCTCAGATAATTCATCATTAGAACTTGCATCTCCTATTGACAGATCAAGTTTAAAAGTAGGAGACGAAGTAGAGATATTAGAGAGAGGAACCGAGACTGTAGTTGCTGCTAGTGGTGTTCCTTATATTGAATCTATTGATGCTGCACAAAATAGTGTAGTAGTTGCTAACTTACCAACGTTAGATGCTAGTACAAATTATGATTTAAGAAGAAAGTCAAGTAAAGCATCATCATCTTCAGTAACCTTTGAATATGGTAATGGTGAAATTTTATCTGATGTATTAAATCTCTATACTGAGAATGATGAGTATGCATATGTTGCTTCAAACTCATTACCGGCAGAATCTAAGACAGGAATCAATACTACGGAATACAGATACAGTACAGGTTCTTCACTTAAGTCCGTATCTGTATCATCTGCAGACAACTTTGAAGATTTATTCCAAGGTGAATATTCGACTATTGCACTATCAGAGGCAGCACCATTTATTAATGGAGACAAGGTATATTATAAACCAACTGGAGAAAATCTGGTAGGTATCGACACTGGATATTACTTTGTTGGAATTCAGACTAATATACAGAAATTTAAACTTTATGCATCTCCTGCATTTGTTGGTGGTGCCAACTACTTATCATTTGATACTCCTACCGGTGTAGGAACACATAATTTTATACTTGCTTCTCAACAAGATGAGGAAGTTGGTGCACAAAAACTTTTAAGAAAATTCCCTCTTCAGAAAAATATTGAAAGAGGAACTGGTGAAAAGACAATTCCTGGTTCTACAGGAATGTTAATCAATGGTGTTGAAATTAATAATTACAAGTCAACAGATAAAATTTATTACGGTCCATTATCTGCGGTAAATGTTCTTAATGGTGGAGTAGGATTTGATGTAATAAATCCACCCGTTATAAGTGTTGATAGTGGTTCGGCAAAGATACAACCAGTTGTAAGTGGTGAATTAACCAACGTATACGTAGATTCTCAAGATTACGATATTGATAGAGTTGTATCTACAAATATAACTGGTGGAAATGGAAGTGGTGCTGTAATTGAGCCAGTTCTTGCTAAGAGAGTGAGAGACGTTCAGTTCGATTCAAGATCTTTAACAGATGGTGGTGGTGTTAGTATTGCCACAAATCAGATTACTTTCCTGACAAATCACAATTTTGTGAATGGAGAAGAGATTGTATATAACTCTTTAGGAAACAATGTAGTGGGTGTTGCCACAACTACTCAGTTAGTTAATAACGCAACATATTTTGTACAGGTTGACAACAATACAACAGTCACACTGTATAACACTCTTTCAGATCAGATTGCAAAGACAAATGTTGTAGGACTGTTTACTGGTTCTCAAGGAACACACAAGTTTTCTACAGCAAAATCAAAGAATGTAGTTTCTTATGTAAGAGTTATAGAGGGAGGTTCTGGATATACTAATAGAAAATTAATTGTAAAACCAACAGGCATTTCTTCTGCTAGAGATACAATTAATTTTGATAATCATGGATTTAATAGTGGAGAACTTATAACATATAATTTTGAAACAACAGCGATAACAGGTGTATCCACATCAAACCAGTATTATGTTTTAAAAGTAGACGATAATTCTTTCAGAATATGTGATGCTGGTGTAGGTGGAACAACTACCACAAACTTTGATAGACAAAACTATCTGAAGTTTACAGATACCGGTGTAGGAAATCAGTTCTTCGCTTATCCAGATATTTCTGTATCGATTACTTATGTCAGTACAGGAATTGGTTCTACAACTCAGGAGCGTCAAAATCTTGTTACGACACCTGTAGTCAGAGGAAGTTTAATTGATGCATATCTTTATGAAGCTGGAACAGGATATGGTTCAACAGTTATAAACTTTGAGAAGAAACCTACATTTACTATAAAGAATGGAAAACAGGCAGAAGTAACACCAGTAGTTCTTAATGGCAGTATTAATTCTGTAAACGTCACATATGGTGGATTAGAGTATAACTCTGTACCAGATTTAGTGGTTGAAGACTCCAGTGGTTCTGGAGGAGGTGCTGAACTTAGAGCAATAATCAGTGGTGGAAAAATATCTTCAGTCAAAGTTATTAATGCAGGTATTGGTTATTCTGCAACTTCTACGAAGGTTAAGATTATCTCTGCAGGTAAAAATTCAGTCTTAGAATTAAATGTAAGAGATCTGACAGTAAATGATAATGCAGATAGATTTAGTGATGGTGAAGTTTATCTAAACTCTAATGACAACTTAAGATATTCTGTATCACAATATTTTGATACCCTTAAAACATCATTCAAAGAAGCGGTTGGAAACGTATCAGGAATTATTGGATGGGCATATGATGGAAATCCAATCTATGGACCTTTCGGACATAGCGATGCTGAGGACACTACATCTACTACCAAAACTTTACAATCTGGATATGAACTCCTCACTGCAAATGTTGTAGATAGACCTTCTGGATTTACTGCTGGATATTTTATAGAAGACTATACATTTAATGACAGTGGTGACTTAGATGAATATAATGGAAGATTTGAAAAGACTGTAGAGTTTCCAAACGGTGTCTATGCATATCACGCAACATTGGATGATGCAGATAATACCACACCAACATTCCCATACTTTATAGGAAATGAGTATTATTCCAAAACAGTTAAAGATGTTAATTTAAATCAAGGATTTGATTTTAATTCATCAATATTACATAGAAATACTTTCCCATATAATGTTGCTATGGGAGATGCTGATTATGATTTCATTAACGAAATTGATGATGTAACTAAGCAGCAGTTTGTAATTGAGTCAGTAACTGGTGGATTTGTCAAATCAATTAATATTGAAAGTGCTGGTGATGGATTTAAGGTTGGTGATAAGTTATCCTTCAATGAAGATGGAACGGATGGTTCTGGACTAGACGTAGATATTTCTTCAATTAAAGGAAAGGAGATTGTAGAACTACAAACAACATTTACTAATCATACTGATGCCATCTTTACATGGCAAAAAGACAATAGAATTAAGGCAACCATTTTACCAAAACATGATTTTACCAGTTTAGACTTTGTTGCTCTCTCTGGATTCACAACTACGTTATCCAAATTCAATAAAGACTATCAAATAACAGTTCCATCATATAGTAATGGTGCAACTTTATCCACAATAACGGCAGCGGCATCGATAGGTTTTACTACTGAAATCTATGTCTCTCCAGTTCCTAATGGCATTTCAATTGGAAGCAGTATTGGAATTGGCACGGAAACCATGTCGATTCTGGGAATCAGTAGAAATCAAGATATTCTTAGAGTTGAAAGAGGACTATCTGGAGTGTCACACACCGTTGGTGTTGCTGTAACATTCTTCCCAGATTCGTTCACTTTCGAACAATCTTCCGATTATTTTGAATCTAAAGTTAACGATAAAGTATATTTTAATCCAAGAGAATCACTTGGTGTTGGAACAGTAACTGGCGTCTCTACATCTGTTACATTTGCTTTTGGTGATGTTCTCACAACTAGAGATATCCCATCTAAGAGTATCTTCTTAGAGGAACATCCATTCTCAACTAATCAACAAATCTCATATACGAGTGGCGGAACCAATTTTAATATTTCATCAGATGGTTCGACAACATTTGCAATGCCATCCACAGTATTTGTTGTCAAGAAGAATAAGAATCTGATTGGAATTAAGACAACTATCGATACATCAGAAGTATTCTTCCACACTAATGGTGCTGATAATGATAAGTATCTATTTGAATCTACCTTTGTTCAGGTTTTAGGTGATATTGAGCAATCGAAAGCAACTGTCTCTGTATCAACGTCTCATGGACTTAGCAATGGAGACATTGTAAAACTAGATGTCAATCCAAGTCTCTCCGTTGGAGTTGGCACTTCAACAGGAGTTCGTGTCCTTTACAAACCAGACATTAACAGTGTTGTTATCAATCCAATCGGATTCAACTCTACAGGAATTAATACGACAACTAATGTTCTGACTCTGACAGATCATGGATTAGAGACTGGTGATAAGATTTATTTTGAAGATTCCACTCATGCAGCATTAGACAAAAATTATTTCTATGTTTATAGAATTAATTCAAACAAGATTAGTTTGTGCAATACCAAGAGTGATACCTTAGTTTCTCCACCAACCGTTGTAAGTATTGCTAGCACCGGTGGTTCAAGTCAATTAATATCTCTAATCAATCCACAAATTGATGTTGTTAAAAACAATGATTTAGTATTTGACTTAACTGATTCTTCACTGGAAGGATATGAATTAAAACTTTTCTATGATATAGATTTCCATAATGAATTCGTTTCTATCGGAGATACTACAAGTTTTGCAGTAACTGGTGTAGGAACGGTAGGTGTATCAACTAATGCTTCTCTGACATTGAAATATAACACTTCCTTCCCAGAAGTGTTATATTACACAATACAAAACGCTGGTATCGTAACCACTTCGGATACTTCTGTCACAAACTATTCTAAGATTAAGTTTATCAATAGTTCTTATGAGAACTCATATAAGATAAGTGGAACTGGAACAACTACCTTTACGCTTAATCTGGCACAAAAACCAGAGAAACTTTCTTATGTTCAGTCTGAATGTGACACGTTAGAATATAGCACCACATCAGAAACTGCTACGGGAGCTGTCAAAAATCTGCACATTCTCTCCTCTGGTTCTGGATATAAGAAATTACCAACTCTTGAGTCTACAAATTCAACTAATGGTAAGAACCTAATTGTATCTGTCGAGTCAGACACTATTGGAAATCTAAATCAAACCAGAAGTATTACTGACAACTTCATCTATTCACCAGACTTAACTTTAAGAC